AAATGGCGTTTTAGTACTAATGTTGTTAGTAATAGTTGGTCTAAGGATGTACCTAGTTTTGTTAATCATCAACGTTTTTTTAAGAATCATCTTAGTTGTTATAGTATAATTGTTTTAGACAATAAAGACATTGGTTTTATCCGTGATATGGATGGTGATATTAGTATTGTTATTGATGAGTGTTATCGTAATAATGGTATAGGTAGTTATTTATTAAAACAATATGTTGGTCGTGCTGAAGTAAAGTTAGATAATGTTAGGAGTTTTTATGCGTTTCTTAATGCTGGTTTTAAACCTGTTGGTTGGGTGATGAAAAAATGAATTAAAAGGTGTATGAATATGGATAATATAAAAAATTTGGATGATGTTGAAAGTTTTGATATGAGTTATGTTGATGGTGATGTTCGTTTTTATAATGGTAATAGTCTTAAAAAAATACTTAAAGAAGAAATTGAAAGGTTGTATTTGGAGCAACAGAGTCTTATGCCTAAAAAAATGGAATATGATGAATATAGTTTTAAAGACAGGGTTATAGAAGAAAAAATACGCTGGATTGAAACTTTTTTTATGTTGGAGGAATGATATATTTATGGTTGATAATAAACGTTTTAAAAACTGGGAACCTCCTGTTTTTGATAAAGATGGTTGGACTAAATATGGTTGGCGTTGTCAGCATTATGAGAAATTAAAGATGGGTAAAAATGTTGATATTGGTTGTTTTAGTTATCTTAATGCTCGTTATGGTCTTATCATTGGTGATAATGTTCAGATTGGGTCTCATTGTAGTATTTATAGTGATGATACTGAACGTGATATTTATGGTTGTGTTGTTATTGAGGATGATGTATTGATTGGTAGTCATAGTCTTATTTTACCTAATAGTTTTATAAAGAAGGGTAGTAAGATACCTGCATTTAGTATTATTAAAGGAAAAAATAAATTATTAATAAAAGGTGGATAGATAGATGATGTCTGAAAGTAATTGTGTTGCTGACGAGCTTGAAGGACATAGCTTGTATGTGGCAAGTGGAAACTGCAATGAAGTTAAACATTCATCTCTATCCCACATACTTAAATTAAAAGGTGTATGAAATGATTATTCCCAAATATGATTTAAAAAAACTTAGTGTCCGTCAACTAAAACATTTGAGGACATGGATAAATAAAGAGTTAGAAAGTCGTAAATTAAAAATACAGAGGTGAAAAATGGAATTAACATATTTGAAACAACCACCAAAACGATATACATTTGAACAACCAAAACTTAAAAGATGGGTTGAACAAAATTGTAAAGGGTTAGTTTTGAATTTGTTTGCAGGTAAAGTAAGGTTGCTTGTAGCTAAAGAAATTCGTGTTGATATAGACCCAGCTGTTAATCCTGATTATTGTATGGATGCCATGAGTTTCATAGAGTATTGGAAAGAGAACGGTAAACCTAAGTTTGATACAGTTGTGTTAGACCCACCATATAATCTTAGGAAAGGTCGTGAAAAATATAATGGTAGATATATAGGATGTTTCACTAAGATAAAGAAGGAGCTGGTGGATATTATTGCTGATGGTGGTATTGTTATTACTCTTGGTTATTCTACAGCTGGTATTGGTTTAAAGAGTTTCAAGAAAGAAAAACTATGTGTAGTGTGCCATAGTGGTGACCATAACGATACTTTATGTTTATTGGAAAGAAAGGTAGTAAGGAATATTATAAATTAAAAATACAGAGGTGAAAAAAGAATATGAGCGTATGTGATAGATGTAATTTAGATACAGGTATTGAATGTAATGTTACAGTTGATGGTTTGAATGGTACTGTTGTTTATTCTCTTTGTGGTTTTTGTGCATCAGAGTTAAAGAAATTTATGAAACATATATAAATTAAAAGTTGAATAAATGATAAAAGTGGTAGGAAAACATGTTAACGGATATATAATATTCCGTAAAGGAGTTGATAAAACGGAGAAAGAATGGTGTATACTTTACACAGAAAAAAGACGCTGGTTTAAAAAAGGATACAGAGTTGTACCATTTGTTTGTATGGCTCATAAGATAAACAGTGCTATGAAAAATTTTAAGGAACATCTTGGTGAAAGAAACATTGTAGGTGTTTATGTTGAATATAAAAAACGTGAGAGGTAATCTTTTTGAAAGATTAATCAAAAAAAGGAGAGATAGAATGGAATATAGTATAATTAAAGTAATAGATGAAAACATAACAGATAGAGAGATAGAACAAAGGCTAGGAGAAATAGCCTTAGAGCTAGGAATAGAAGCATTTGGTGTTACCAAATGTCGTATTGCTTGGGAAGCAAACGGAGAAATTGAATGGCATGATGCAATAAAAACAGGCTGGGGACAAGAAGATGATTTTTATGACTTTAGAGTGTTGGGTTACGCTCTAAATAAAGCATTTAAAGGCGCGCAGGCTTGTTTTAGAAGTCCGATAAGTGGACAATATTTTACAGGTCATCAACCAAGTAAAGAAGAATATAAAGAGGAATAATTATGGAATGGGAAGAAAGAAGTAAACCCAGCTATAAGTTTGTAGATTGGGAAGAGTTAAAAGAAGGACATAACCCTGATGACAATATAGTGGTCAAGTTACATGAATGGGTAGAAGGACAATTAGCTGATGTTATATATAAAGATGATGGTAGCATTAAAGCTTTTATCCTAAAAGTAGATGGTGAGGAGAAAGATATTTGGGTTTGGTCAAATATGAAACTCATTAACCAAATGGGTTTTGGTGATGATGATTATGATGAAGTCCAAATAGGTCAATGGATTCGTATATCATATTTTGGTAAATATAAGACAAAAAGTGGTGGTCAAGGATATGATGTACGTGTTGCAGTAGCTAAAGATATGCCAAAAAAAGGAAAATAATTTTTTTTTGGTGTTTGGGATGCCGAAAACAGACAATGGTAATCCAAATGTTTCTTATGCTGTATTTGATGAACATATTGTTCGTGATATGATGGCTACTATCGACAATTTCTTTGGTGATGTATTTACCATTAGACGTGTTGCTACTCATTGTGGTATATCTGGTAGTAAACTCGCTAGGTATATGCATCATCTTTTAAATTGTAACGCTGTCAAAGTTGCTGATATACATAGAAATCCTAGTGGTGATGTTTCGTATAGATATGTTCGTAATTTTTATGGTCATGAGATAGAAGGATTGCTTAAAATTATGGAGAAGAACGATAATTTGAGGAGAGAGAGATGAGATGCATTTATAATGATAGTAGGATATGTCCTTATTTTAATAATCCAAAGGAGGATTGTTGGTATGAGGATTTATGGCAGTGTATAAGAGCATCTGAGCTTCGTAAAGAAAGAGGGTGGGAATGATAGATGAAAAATGGATATGGTTCTATTATGATAGTGGTTTCAGCATAATACCAGTGCAGAAGAATGGTAAACAGCCTAATGTGCCAAGGTGGGCTGACTATATATATAGTAGAGCTGATAAGGAAACAATACAACATTGGATTGATTGTAAATTATTCGAGAACATAGGTGTTATTTGTGGTGCTGTATCAAATAACCTTGTAGTATTTGATATAGATGATGCTAGTATAGTTGATGATATTGGTCTTAATCTTAATAATTTATCTGAAAAAGGAGCCTGGATTGTACAGACAGGTAGAGGGTATCATATTTATTGTAAATCAAATAGGAATCCTGGTGCTACACAGAAAAATAGTGATTTAAAAATTGAACACCGTGCTAATGGTGGTTATGTTGTTGCACCGCCTAGTATTCATAGCAATAGTAAACAATACAGTTTTATGAATATAGATAAACCTAGTGATTTAAAACCACTTGTAGCTTGTAATACTGAGCTTATGTGGTCACAGTTGCTTAATCAGGTTAGTAAGTTGAAGGGTATAACGCTTAATCTTGCTGATTTGCCTGCTCCGTTAGAGCATGTTGATGCTGATTGTGTAGCTAATATGCTTAAAGGAACTGAGAAAGGGCGTAGGAATGACACAGCATATGCCCTAACGCAATATTATTACCATGTGAAGCATATGAGTCCTACTGAGACAAATACGCTTGTACATGGCTGGAATAATGATAATAAGCCAAGTCTTGGTAAGAGAGAGCTTGATACTGTCATTAAAAGTGCTTTAAGAAGCAATAGTAAAAGTGGTTGTACTAAAATTAGAGGACTTGGTTATTGTCCGTATAAGACAAGTAGACAATGTAGATTTATTAATCCAGATGTGAAAATTAAGTCATATGCAGAACCTCCAAAATCTAGGGAAGAGCTGTATGACAGGATTAGAAAATGGTTATATTTATCTGGAACAGAGCGTATCGATTTAATCCTGGCTACAGCTCTTACAACTTTTTGTGGTGACAAACCCCTCTGGATTTTTCTTACAGGTGCAAGTGGTGATGCTAAGAGTGAATTACTTATGTCACTTGAGACACTTGATTATGTGAGAGTTATAGACCAAATGACACAGAATACTCTTGCATCTGGATACAAAGAAAAAGGAAAAAAAGTTCCAGATATAGGACAAGAACTTGAAAATAAACATACATTGATTATTTTCCCTGACCTTGCATGTCTTACATCACTTGATAGTAATGAAAAAAAGAAGATATGGGGTCAGTTCCGTAACCTATATGATGGAAAGATAACAAAAGATACAGGTAGTGGTGTAAAAATATATTACAGGAATTGTCATGTAACAATTCTAGCATGTAGCACTAGTGCTATACGTGATGAATACCATATAAATCAACAACTTGGAACAAGGGAACTACTTTATGGTACAGAAGCTAGACCAGAGGATGATATTAAAAAAATGAGAAAGGCATTAATGCACCGTGGAAAAGAAAAACAGATGAAACAGGAATTATCTGAGACAATGCAGAGTTTCCTTGAATCACATGAATATAATGATGATATAGAAATACCAGAGGAAACACTTTTGTTTATGATGAATGAAAGCATTAAACTTGCACAGTTAAGAGCAACAGTTGGAAGTAGTGACTGGGCTACTGGTGAAATAAGTGCAGATGCAGAAAATGAGGTACCGACAAGGCTTATACAGCAACTATCACTACTATACCGTGGTCTATATAGTCTTGACAAAAACTATCCAGATGATAAATATAGAAGCATTGTTGAAAACATTGTTAGAAGTAGTAGTAATCCTATTAGATATATACTTTATAATATATTTCTAAAAAGAAAAAATGATTGGATAAATTTAAAAGAATTAAAAGAAATGACAAGGATAGGAAGAAAAGCTCTTCTTAATCAACTTATGACAATGTGGAATCTACGTTTACTTGATAGAAAAATAGAAACAGAAACAGTAGGTGGATATATTTATACTACATCAGATGGATATGAGACAACAAGAGGTGGTAGAATAGAAGAAGTAGATTATTATAAAGCAACAAAAAAAATACTACCCAAAAAAGAGATAGACCAAAAACTTTTTATATAAAGAAATTAGTCGTTCCGCTATAAATACTATGTACATATATATATATATATGACCCTACCCTTTTTAACGGAACGACTAAAATAGTACTATTTAAACCTTTTGGTTTTTAGTTTAAGTCTTTAAGTAATTCAGCTGTTTCTTTATCCTTAGCAAGACCACTACCAGTAAATGCACGCAATACTAAATTGACTACAATGATAAAAGCCATTTGTTCCTCACCAGATATTTCAAAACCCCAAATCCTGGCAATCACCATAGAAACAAGGAACAATACATTAACCCATATTGTTTTTGACCTCCACCATTCCTTATATGTATTAGGCATATTTCACCTCCATTATATTATTTTTACATTTTTTATTTCAATGACTTCTCCAGCTTCTGTAAAAGTTTTTCCATTAACCTTACCCTGTATCTTTAAAAAATCATTTTTGAACTCTATATTATTTGTGTCATAGTAAAAATACAAAGTATAACGAAAACTATTTACTTCATATGTCAGATAAAAAAAATCTTCTTTAGAACCATCCATATGTAAATATCCTTCAACTATAACATTACGATTTCTATATTTAACATAGTTTTCATTAACATCTTTTATATTTGTTTTAACTGGTAAATTATAAATAGAAATAAAAATCAATAAGAATACCAGAAAAACAGATACTATTATACTAAATAACAGCTTTAAATCCATAAATATTTTTTACCTCCTTTTTATGATAGTTTTACCCATCCGATTAATATTATTATAACACTGAAAAGTATCCCAGCCAGCCATCTCCATGTTTTAAAATGTTCCTTGTTTACCTCTACATCATTTTTCATTTCATATATTACACCCATGTGTTTATTACATGGAAGGTTATCAACCCTATTTACAAGATACATTAAAAGGTCTTTCTGACTAAACCTTTCATTACCATTTTCTTCTTTGAACTCATCTATTGCTTTCCGTATGTTTTTACTCATATTATCTTTAACCATCATGCCATCTTTAATTATTCCTTCTTTATTATTTTAAAATTTTTTCTATCCTTAAACTCTTGACGTTTACCAGGATTCCATTGACTAACAGGTCGCATATATCCAACGACTCTGCTATAGATTTCCATTGGTGTACGCAATTTCTCTAAATCTTTCATATTCTCTTTTTTCCCAGTTTTTTTCATTATAATCCTCCAAATATTTTTTATACCTCCAATGAATTGACCTATATGATAAATCTAATATTTTTCCAATAATATCCATATCTAAACCATATTTAAATAATTCATCTATGACTTCCATATTATTTATATATTTATTTTTCCAAGTATTTTTTAATTTTATTTTTTGATTGTTTGATACTTTATGTCCAATTTTTGATTTACTTATTTTTGGACATTTTTTACCTTTATTCCAAGGTTTTCTTTTATATCCATGTAAATAATTATGTTCAGCGTGTGTCATTAATTGCAAATTTTCAATTTTATTGTTTTTTCCATTTTTATCAATATGATGTATTATATGTCCTTCTGGTATTTTTCTATTGTAATATTTTTCCCATATATATCTATGTTTTTGTAAATTTTTGTTATTTCGTTCTATCCTTTTATATTTTGTATTTCCATTTTTTTCTAAAAATCTACCCTTTTTATCTCTCATTTGAATAAACCTCACATATGTAATGTGTTAATGGTATATAAAAATGACTATAAACCTCACATTTTGTTCTTTCTTTTTTCATATTATCATTCCGTATTTTTACATAACGTATTTTTACATAATAACTAAATATTCTTCCCAATCCTTCGGCATGACAAAAATTTTGTCATTCTGTGGTTCCACAATCCATACATCACGGTTGTTATCAATAAAGAAATTGACAGCATGACCACCATTTGGTGTACTTGTCCAGAGTATACCAAAAGCTAGCTCGCTCCATTTAGGTATCTGAATGTCACCCATGAGTTGAAAAGAGTAGTCGTCACAGTCGTGGAACTCTTTTATATATAACCTTTTATCAACCTGATTCCAGCTTAAGAATCGTTCATATTCACTGAATGGTGCAACTTTAAAAATACTATCTGATACCCATTTCTCTGCTTTTGGAAACTGAGCATCAAGTATGGTTATAACCTCTGTAAATGTTATAACATCTGTTTCAACTGGTGGGCTTATCCCATATCGTTTTTCAAGAAAATATCTAAAACACATAATTTATCAAGCCTTCTCAAGAATAATATTCCATTCACATGAATCACGTTTTCCACCGCTGACAATATAGTTATATTCACTTATAATCCATGTTGTATCAAGCTGGTTGTTGTTGAAACCAGCAAGTGTTACTTCTTCACCTGCATCAACTATTTCATCTAGTTCACTGAATAATACAGATGTAGATGAGTTTTCAAAACCAGATAAAGTAATTGATTCTGTATCTTTACCTATATCAAATACTATATTACTACCACTCCAAAAATGGAATTGTTGTATTCCACGATTTGTTTCCCATGTAACAATATTTGGTATATCAAGTTCAATAGTAGCTGTATCACCAGTTATAGTAAAACGGTCACATCCTGTTTCCTGAAGGTCAAGGTTGTAGCTAAATATATTTATACCATATGCACCACCACTTCCACAACCAGATATTGGATATATATAACGATAATATTTTAAATCAGTTGTTATATATATTACATCATCAAGATTTGTACGTTCTGAATCTGTATATATTTTTAATATTGATGAATTACCTGCTCTTTCAACCGTACAATAATAAATTGTATTATTAGATATATCATGTTCATCTACATTATGGTTGCTTAGATTATAAAAATAAAAACGGTGTGCACCACCTCCTGTACGATTTAATGCAAGAGCTATTCCATCATCATTATTATTATATGCATCACCCCATGATTTTACAACATTACTAAGATAATACGGAGAAGCATTTACAGCATTAAGGTTCTGATTTATTTTACATGCAAAATTGTGACTAAATGTTTTAAAATGGTTAACACCTTTATCTTTATAAACATATGAATCATAATAAAAATAACCATTATATTCTAAACTATGTTTGTTGACAGTTATTATATTTCCAGATTGTTCAACCTCTGTATATGTTGTAAAATCTTCAAAGTTTGCCATTATTCATCACTGAAATCATTAATTTTAGCTATATTTTTATCATCATTTTTCATTTCTTTTCTAATTTTTAATATTTCATCAGCTATTATCCTCTGTTTTTTCATATGATTATCATTACAATAATCATCAAACTCTTCCCTGCTTATCTTTTTTTCACGGTAGTCTTTTCCCTTCTCATTATGTTCAAGTCTAATTAATTCTTGCATTCTATATAGATAAGCCATTTTATCTTTTTCTTTTAATTCCTTTGGATAATTTATTTTCATGCTTTCTCACATTCCATAGTCCAATTATAAATATTTGGATTGTTTTCATCCTGATTCCAGTTAAAACTTTTTATAAACCATGTAGTATTCAAATTACCATCATTCATACCACTAATAGTTATCTCAGAACCATTATCAGCAAAATCTTTCATATCATATAATATATCTGTTGCTTTACTATTATCATGATTAAATTCACGACCAGACATACTAAGTGTTTTACTAGCACGTTGAACATCATAAACAGAACGTTCACCATTCCAAAAATTAAGCTTTTTAACTTCACGACTATGACCAAATGTATAACTCTCAGGTTTAATCATACTAACAGTACTACTATTAGGAGTATAATTAACTTTTACATAATTCTGAGTAACAGCAATATAAGGATTAATCCAAAGGTCATAATCAACAACAGCATAACATAAACAATCACGAGCTTCATTGTTGTGTAATGACCCTGATTCCAAATAAATACCTATCTCAAGGTTATCTATATCATCCCATTCCCATACGGTTGAATCAGTAGGATTACTAGTATATTCCTCTGAATAAATATGCCATCTATAATCTTCATTAAGACTATATTCTGTACCATTTACTTGGTTACCCCACACATATATACAGGATGACATAGCACCACCGTAACCTTCTGTCTTCATACATTTATTAAAAATAGTAACCTTATGTATAGTTCCAACATTATAAGCAGCATCATGAGTAGGTATATTATAAGTATCTCTACCACTATTAGCATCTAATTCATATACATATGTATCATTTTCATCTTCGCTACCATCATAATCAACCATTTTATAATGGTCACTACCACTAGTAGGTGTACATTCTGTTTTAGTTCCATCAGCATTAGGTCTAAAAATATCAGTTGTATTATAATATACTTTACTAGGACTACTAGCATGAAAACCAACTATCATATTATCAATATCAGTCCATGTCCAAGCAGTATTCTTAGCAGGATTACTAGTAAGAAGCATATCATAACGCTGATAACCAGTAGTAATATTATAATCATAAGAATAAGTAGTATTACTACTATAAGTCTTATTACCAGCACCATCATCCCATATAAGCTCAAAAGTGCCACTACTATTCTGAGCTTGATTAATAGATTTAGCACGAGCAACTATAGTAATATTATTAATAGTTGAACCAGTATAAGTAGCACTAGCGTTTTCAAAATTATAAAGGTCTGTAACAGTACCAACATTATTTGTTTTAACATAAGTAGTAGTATCATAAACATTATAAACATCATCTATAGCATTAGCACTTTCAACAGTTCCAACAGCAGTCCAAACAGTAACACTACTACTAATTGGATAAAGATAAATATTTTTTGCATCAGGTGTCTGACTAATTTCAAATGTATCCATAAAAAAAAATCCTTACAACATAAACGGTAAAACTATTTTTAAATCCTCACCCTGCTGCCAGTTCTCATGAGATAAATAAACAGTAGTAGTAGAAGTATTATCAACATTCCATTCAACTTTGATACCTATACGTTCATTTTCACCTATCTCCTGAGCAACATCATAAACATCTATCCAAAAAGGATAAACCTTATATTCATATGGTTCAAAACCATAAGAACCAACAGAAGAATTTTTATAAAAAGCAAGAGTATCCTCAGTAGTATCTTTATTAAGTTTTATAAGAGTAACTTGAAAATCAGAAATATAAGATATATTACCATCTTTATCTTTCTGAGCTGAATCAGATATAGGGTCACTAGTAAAAGTAATCTGTCCTTCTATAACTCCTTCAAGATAATACTTTTTTTTAATATGATGAGGGAAAAAGAATTTATAACCATTACTATCCCATACACTACTACTAGTAGTACTAGCATCCTCACTAATAAAATTCTTTACAAGTATTTTATGATGATTACTTAAATCACCAAATGTCATACCCCAATCATCAACTTCTATACCATAAAACGTATAATATGCACGCTCATCTTGGGAAATCAGCATCCCCCCTTCTTATAATAGTCATACCTTTATCACACCGTCACAGTATGTTTAGTAACCCAAGCACGGTCAACATATACCTGAATCACACATTCATTATCACTATTAATAACCATACGCCATGTACCAGCACCACTATTCCTACTTTGACTTTCATGGTCAATAATCATTTCTATCGCATCCCGTATTTGCCCTGTAGCTCAGATGCTATAATCCTTGCATTAGTCCGAGCTATACGGTTTACATCAACATCACTACTAACATTAGCAACATGAGTATTCACATTAATATTTATTGTATTACCACCAGGAGGATTCGAACCTCTCGGTGACACATGTTCACCCTTATGCATAACATACATACCAGTACTTGGTATCATACCACCACGCTGACGAAAACCACCACCAAGTAATCCTCTAAGACCAGCATTTACAAGAGGAGTCATAATATCACTTGAAACATTTTTAGCAACATCAGGCAACCATTCAGGAGTAGATGCTTGACCTTTTGTAGCAGACCAATATTTTAACCATGCATTAGTAGCATTAGCAAGCTCAAGTGGTATACTTATACCAAAAGTCTCATGCATCTGAGATGCAATCTTAGGATTAACCTCTTTTAACATTTCATAATAAGTACGTTGAGCATTTTCAAGTTGTACATAAAGACCATCTTCTTTATTTGTAAGCCAATCACGATAAGTTGTTAAATCATCTGTTAAACTTTTATAATGAGCTTTCATAGAATTAAACTCACTATCACGTATATCTTTCATCTCCCAAAGTTTATGAGACTCAGCATCAAGATATTTTTGAATAGCATATTGATGTTCATCAACAGAGTTAGAAAGAACCTCAGCTTCTTTAACAGACTCGTTTTTCATCAATTTGATACGTTCACGCATCTCATTTATCTGTATTTTTTTAATCTGACGTTCTTCACTACGAGTAAGACCACGTCTGCGTTGCATACCTTTAAGTTGTATCTCCATTATCTGAAGTTGATATTCTTTAAGTTTAGTATTAACCTCATCAATAACTTTTTTAGCTTCTTTCTGAACATCATTATAACGTCTAATAGCATTAATATGTTTATTCATAGAAGCAGTATACTCATTTTGATATTCAGCACCATGTTTAATAGCCATATTAATATATTGCTGTTCACGTCTAACCTTTGTTTCCTGTTGAAATACACCAATTTCATAACCAAGTGTTCCTTTAAAACCACCTTGTTCATTAATCCAAGGTGTATCCTTTGATGGTGTAATACCACCAGAATGCATCTTTGAAAACAAAGACTGATACCCTTGAATGTTACCCTCAGCATCAGTATATCCCTCTACTGCTTCACTGAGTTCATGTATAGCATTTTTTAAATCAATGATTTTATCCTCTGTATCTGCTATATATTGAGTAGCATCATCAAGACTTCCAAGGAAATAATCCATATATGGTTGTAATCCTTCCATTTCCCATTGTATTTCACCCATAGCATCTTTATATTTATTTGCATGAGCTGTAACGTCTTTATATAGGTCAGTACCTTTTACACTTCTTTCTCCACCAGCACCAAACCAATCAACAATTGCACCCCATATTGGAATATCTCCACCTAAACTTTTTTTACCACTTTCAATAACTTCATCAATTGCATCATCAAGTTTTTTAACTTTTTGATATGCCATATCATATTTTCTAGCTAACAAATCTAAAGAATCTGAAAGCTCCATATATTTTTCAATTTTTTCAAAATCAACAAATGTTTTAAAAGCGGCACCTTTTTTACCAGGCTCAACACCCATAAGATATTTAAAAAGACTAGAAGGTTTATCAGCAAAATCTTTATCTATCTTTTGAAGATTTATATAATGTTGTTCAAGACCATCAACATAGTTTTCAAAACGAGCAACAGCAGCATCAGCATCACCACCAGCGAGAAGAGTACCCCACCATAGCTGAGTTTTCTTAAACCATATATCAATATCAGACCATGCTTCACCTATTTCTCTCTGAACTTTTTCAAGACTTTGAGTAAGAATATCAGCTTCCATCTTAGTAGTATTCATCATCTTACTCATAGCTTTCTCTGTAGCACCAGTAGCCTTCTCAAGATATTGAAGGTCAGTTGTTAAACCAGCTATACCTTCTTCTGATGCAAGAGCAGCTACAACACGGAAACTACGCATATTAGCTATCATCTGTGAAAGGATATAATCACCATATTCTTCAGTGGCATCTGATAAATCCTTAAGAACATGTTCAAAACCTTTGACATGAAGAGCAACCTGACTAAGATTAACACCATATTTTTCAGCTGCTTTAGATGCTTTCTCAGTAGGATTAGCTATATTCTGAAGAGTAAGAGCAAGACCACGAGATGCCATATCAACATGTAAACCCATACGAGTAGCAGTAGATAACGAAGCAGCTACTTCATCAAAACTTACACCGAGACTAGCAGCTATTGGTACAATATATCCAAGAGCTGATTCAAGGTCTTCAAAAACAAGTTTACCACGTCTAACAGTAGTAAAAAGAACATCAGATACACGAGATGCCTGTGCAACACTAAAACCATAACTGTTTATAACAGTTGTAAGTATATCAACAGCTTTTTCAACTGTACTAATACCAGCTATTGATGCTTTTACAGCTGTGTTAAGAAGTCTCATAGCTTCTGATGCTTCTATAGCTGCTGATAATATATCATAAAGTCCTTTAGTAAGGTCAACTACGCTTTTACCATAACGTACAGAAAGATTTTCTATTCCTTCTCCAAACTCTGTTATTTTTGTATCATCAAAACCATCTAACAATGTATGTACTTCTGCAAGACGATATTCAAATTCTCTCCATTTTTGTATACCTTCTATTACAAAACTGGTAAGATTCTGTATAGCTTTTTGAACGTAGCCTACAATCATTTGTAGTCCTACAAAACGAGTAGCTAGACCTTTGAGTTGATTTCCCATTTTACTAGAAGCATTAGCACCTTTTTCAACTTGCTGACCAAAATTAGTAATAGTAGTTTTACTACCATTTGCTGTTTGTTGTAATTGTTTTATTTGAGTAGTAACACCATTTACTTTTTTAGTGAACTCTGTAAAACCTTCTTCTTTAATTTTAACAATTACAGTCTGACTAGCACCATATGCCATATGAATCATTTACTCCTTTCTTTAGTTCTCTTTATCATTTCTCTCTGACTATCTTTCAAAGGAATTTGTTTACCTTCTATTTTGTCTTGTCTTTTCTTAGCAAATGCTAGGATACCAAAAAAATCATTTATATCCATATTGTTTATATCTTCCATGTTTCCACATTCAAGATACATGGAATATTTACTCTCACGAAAATTCTCAAGTTGTTCCGAAATGGAAACTTTTATTTCGTTTTCCGAAAACCCTTACGAGGAGCAACCTCAAGCTCTCTACCAGATGACATTACTTTATTTACAATAAATATAAAATCCTCAGGATGCATATTATCTATATCATCAATAGATACTTTTGAGTCAACGTTTTGAAGAATATCAAGAAGAAGTCTTTTATTAACCATGTTATTCTTCTGAAACTCTGACATATCATCCCTTTTTTCATATTCAGCTAACATTTCAAATGTTTTCTCCTGCCTTTTTACTGTCATTTTTGGTAAAATGAAGGGTTCTCCTTTATTTACAAATGACAAACTTATTTCATTTTCCATAGTCCTTTCACATATCCTCTAAATTACCCTCACAAAAAAGGGTTTTAGCCTCATTAAGTTTAAAGAAATCAATTTTTTTTTCATTAATATATAATAAATATATATCATGTCCTTTAGATAATAATTCTTTAAATCTTTTAATCTGGTTTTTGTTTAAACCAGTGTTCAGTGTCTTTACTTCAATCCATATATTATCCTTACATTTAAAATCAGGATAACCTTTTTTATTACACTTATTTGGTTCTAGGCCTAAATCCCAAAGATATTGTTTAGCAACAACTTCACTATATGTATCCCTATAAATAGGAATTTTTCTTATTTTTCTTGGAAAACATTTAACTGAACAATAGACTTTATCAGTATCTTTATCATAGAAAGTCTGCCCAGTATCTATTATAACATCATGTAAATCTTTTCCACATTTTGCACAAAGTCTCTTTGGTGGTTTAAACATCTTCTCTCCTAAAAAATTTAGAAAATGTAGGGATAAAAACCCTACATTAAATGTTTTAATTACTCAATGGTCAAATGTTTAAACCTGAACGGTTGACTAGTCATCATACCTTCACCAGATATATTAATATCAATACTACCACTAGTAAATTTACCATCACTAAGTGTCCATTTATCATCAACACCAACACCAACACCAGTGTCAATTACAAGACTACTTATATCTTTATTAAGTATGATTTCATCCCAATGTGCACCACCACCATCATCAAGACTGATGTCACAACTACCTGTTATATCTACAGCTCCTGGTATAGCACATTTTTTGTCATGACTACCAACAGTATAATAATCAGTAACATTGTTTTCTACTGTTATATCAAAACTATCAGTAACCCATGCACTACCAGTTACGCCTGTCCATGTAATACTACCAGCATAGTTGAATGATGCATATGCTCCATCAATAGCAGCTGGTTTATCACCAATTGTTGCACTTGAATCCTGTATTGTTGCTACACTAAAATCAGCTGTACAAACATATGGTTCACCACGGCTACTACTTATTGTAAATGTTTTACATACGCAACCATTGAGCTTCCACCAGCTCTGAGTAGCATTATCACCATCAGTATTAGCACCTACTATAAACGCAAGTGATGGTAATGTTCCTGTGCTTGTACGGTCACAACATTTAACAGCTAAACTATTTGTATCTGGTTGAAGTATCCATTCAACATGAAGTGTTGGGTCAAAATTACTTTTTGTCCATCCACATACACTAGGACTACTTATACCACGTAATGGTGTCTGTATTTCTCCTGTTTCAATTCTAACATCTTGTACCTTATCAGATATAAGATAAGATGTAGTACCAGTAACCCATCCTTGGTTATAGTCTACTTCTTCTGCCCACCAGATTTGTCCTTGAAAAGGTTTACCTATATTAGTCATTTTATTTTTTCACCTCATTAATTTTTTTAAATAATTCTATTTTTTTTTTATTCTCCATAATAATTCATAGCATACAAACTAATCACATGATGAAAAATCACCTTCTGACCAGTTTGTTCTATAATCTCACGCCCTGTATCAACTGGTTCAACCCATGTACAATTAGATACATCATTACGATTCTGCATTATTTTATCTACAACCTCGTTTTTACATGATACCATCCATGTTTTCATCTGATTTATCTTATCAGTATTAGTAGCATATATATTAAAATCAATATATGCTTCATCACGTCTAACATTACCAGATATATTATGAACTTCTCCTGGTGCATCTACAAGTGTTACTTCTATAAATGGCATATATGGAAGCTCACCAGTTCTACATTCAGATGGTAAAAACATTGGAACATAACAAGTATCTCCTTTCCATTCGCCATCTGGATAACTAAAACTTATACAGCTTTCATCATCACCATCACCATCAACATCATAATCATATCCTATCTTACTGATTATGTCTTGACGTGGGTCAAACGCAGAATAGGACAATTTTTCACACTCCTGAAACAGCAGGTTTGCGAACACGATTAATTATTTGTTTATATTTACGATAAAACCTATTATCATCTTTTGTGATTATAGGTATATTAGATGCAAGGTCGCCAAGTGTTACACGGTCTACTTCTTTAAGTCTTCTTATAAGACGGTCAGCTGCTAGATGTGCAACTGCATCCCTAAACATGTCTTGGTCATAACTACGATATTCACTCCAATAATCCAAATATACTCCTTCGTTATCACTTGGTATAGCACTTGTTCCATCATTCTGATAAATATTTATTTCACCATTAGCAGAATTTGAAACAGTTACTACAGCATGTCTACGACTACCATTATTATTTATCCACCATGCCTTTATATCAGTAGCACAGCTAACATTGTTACCTGTTGCATATCCATCACCATTTATATCAGCTATTGGATGATATGGTGCTTTAAATGTTGTATTTGTACCATTAAATCCTTCACCTGTATCTGGATTACAATTTGGTGCAACAGAATAATGATGCATATTTGTATCACGAAGTGCTTCCTGATATGATTTCCAGCATAAATCTGCTAGGTCATCATCATCTATATCTTTGGTTTCACTTGCTCCTGTTATTTGTCTTACATCTTTTTCTATTTTCCAAGGCATAACAAAAAACTCACTCATGTATATGCCTACTTGTGATGAACCAGAGGTTGATACAACCTTTACTTTATATCTTCCATATGTAGCACTACTTTGTATAGTATCATAATTATAATAATAAACACCAGTAGAGCTTTTATTCATATTTTGACTATTAACAAGTGTAAATCCACATGGGTCAGTTATAGTTATCTTTACTGTATTAGGGTCAACTTTTGTATTATCACGGTCACGTATTGTAACCCAATGTGAATATGTTTCATTTCTTTCGTATACAGCTATTTTATCAAACCTCCTTTAACTTTTTTTGATTTTATAATAATCCTCATTTTTCTTTTTATCTTTTACAATATCATAATATTGTTCATTTGATTTTTTAAATTTATAAATCTGTTCATTTATTTTACTATATTTTAATGGATAATAAATAGGCGAAAGTGGAATATATGTATGTGAAAGACTATCACTTAATGATATTATATCACTTAGAGTCCTTGTAAATGTAGAACTACGAGTAAAGCTATCACTCATACTAAGTGTATCGCTCATATTTCTTTTGAATTGTTCAAGATGACTAAAGCTATCACTAATACTAAGTGTATCGCTCATACTTCTTTTGAATTGTTCAAGATGACTAAGATTATCAGATAATGCTAAAGTATCACTAAATGTCCTACCAAACCGTTCAAGATGACTAAAACTATCACTCATACTAAGTATATCACTCATACTTCTTGTAGCATTAAATGTTCCACGAGTAAAAGTATCACTAATATCAAGCGTGTCACTAAAGCTTCTTAAAAAAACAATTGCAGCTTTAAAACTATCTGTAATATTAAGTGTATCACCAAAGCTACGTTTAAATGTTCCTCCACCTGTTATATCAAGGTCGTCTGTTGGATTAAGAGTATCGCTAAAGCTTCTTGTCCCAGTAAAACTACCACGAGTGAAATCATCACTCATATCAAGAGTGTCACTAAATGTCCTAAATAAGACAATTAAGGCATTTAAGCTATCTGTTATATCAAACGTCTCACTGAAATCACGTTTAAATGTTCCTCCACCAGCTATATCAAAATCATCAGTTGCATCTAAAGTATCACTAAAACTACGAGCAAAAATACCAGTTCCACGAGTAAAATCATCACTTATATCAAGTGTATCGCTAAAAGACTCAGTGAACATACCTATAGCTTCTAATGAATCACTTATACTAAGCGTATCACTAAATGTTGTAGCAGCAAGTGTAAGACTAACTTTTTTAGCAGCATGACTAATATCAAGAGTAAAACTAGAAGAAGCATTATTACCACTCTGTGATGCAGATACAATAACTGTATCACCATCATCTACTATACTATCAACATTAATCTGATATCTACCATCAGCATCCGTAGTAGTGGTCTCAACTGTACCACCTGTCTTATATCCGTGGACATTTGCTCCATTAGCAGGACTACCTCCAGTATCATAGATATATCCATATATAACGTAAGGAACAGGAAGAACCATTAAGTATTCCACACCTCCGTATCTTCAACTTTACTAACTATAACATCTGTACATTCTACATAATCATCTGTTATCCCAAGGTCAGCTATATAAATTATCCATTTATAATGAGTACGATTCCAAAGACCTATAAACTCACCTGTTTGCAGTGTCACACTACTATTTATCGTTGACAACCCAGTATTTGGTATCTCCATATAACCAGTATAATTATATCCTTTATCACTAGTATTATTAGTCCATGTATAAGTCTTAGAATTTGTATAATTCCAATCATAGTTTTCATACATAGATATGGTTTGTGTACCACTATCACTAAGTTTAATTTGGACTACATCAAATGTGTTAATTGAGAAATTTACACCACCACCTTCATAGTTATATCTTTCCCAACTACCATTATCAACATCCCAACTATCTGCATCCCATATTCCTATATATTCACCTGCTTCATCAAAACCATCTATTTGTTGAGATACATTCCAAGCACTACAGTTGCTACCAAGCCATACGAAATAATCAGTATCGTTGTTACGTATTGTAATATTCCATTGTTGTATTTCATCAGCTGATACATTTTCACATATTGTAAAACTATAACTATCATTTGCCAGTCCGTCTTCTCCGTCATCAATGAGCATCCACCACCAATATTTCGTATTATCTGTCGTAAAATTAACATTTTTCATACTAATATTAGTATTATTAGCAACACTACTATTTGCTACTCCAAACTGTTTCCAAGAACCAGAACTGTTACTCCACCAAGTAACATTAAGACTGTCTCCATCATTATCATAAACAACAGCACTAACAGTTTTTCCACCTGCTACATAATCTACACAATCAGTATTATTAGTAGGTGCTTCATTAGATGCTGTTGGAACATTATTCCCCGCAGGTGCTTCACTACTCCAACTTATGTTCCAAGATGCCATGTTCACGCTATCACCACTGAAGTTACCAAAAATCATAACACTTGTATTTGTTACACTACTTATGTCGTCTCCGTTTCCTGTTAGTCCACTTGTTATGTTATAGTTATGGTCGTTTGGGTCAATCAAGGCGAAACTGCAACTATTTGTATCGTTTACACTTGCGTAGAATTTATCCCAACTATTATCAGCTGGAAGATAAACAGGTTCAGATAAAATATAACCATCAGGATAGCCACTAACACTATTATTGATATAAAAATATGTTATACACATATCACTACGATAATTACCACCTGTGAGTCCATCAAACCTTATTTTTGTAGTTCCTGTATACGGATGACTATCTCCATCCTCGCTATATGCAACAGCATTTGTAAATGCAGCACTTGTAGAAACATGTTGCTGTCCACTTTTTGTCCAAATTGTATCCCAACTACTACCATCCCATATTTGGACAGATAAAGTTCCCATATCACTACCATACATATGATAATAGAAATCAACAGATATATTATTGCTTCCTTCAAACTCATCACTATCAAGATAATAATGTTTATTATTTCTACTGCTCGCTTCTGTATAGATGTAATCAGTACCAGGTGTTGTCGCTAATGCTGTTGAATCAGCACCTGTATAGCTACTTGTTGTGCCGTCATCATCAAAAATCCATTCATAGTCACCACCACCATCAGACCAGTTACCAGCATCACTCCATGTCGTGCCATCATTACCTGTGGGATTATCAAAAAATACAACACCACTACCACCAATACCATATGTAAAATTCTCCCACCCAGTTTCAAAAGTCGTATTACAACTGGTGTTTATCCAGTTCTCAGTTGGAAAAGTATCATTAAAATAATTAGTCCGATATGGTGTTGTTTCAAAATTATAAATACTACTTACATTATATGTTCCATCATCAACAGTAACTTTCCAATAATAAGTAGTCTGGTATTCTGTTGTGGTATAATCATAAGATATACTTTCATTAAGGATACTACTGTTTGTTTGTACCCAAGTCCAACTAGTTCCATCATCACTTGTATAAAAATCACAGACACTTTGGTTTCCATCATCATCTGTAACAGTCACATTAACAGTTATTGCTCCAACGCTTTTATTATATGAATTATTAGATGGTTCCTCATCTGATATAACTGGTGCTTTAAGTGTAGTATATGTTGCATAAATAGATACTGCAGAACCAGCTAATTTTTGTAATTCTGTGTAAGGGTCATCAAATGGAGCACTGGAATCACTATAAAATCTTACCAAATCCTCTGTCTGTCCTGTTTCCCAATCACCATAAACATTATTGAGTGGTGATGTGGTTCCTCTAATCAACAAAAAATATTTAGTTGAAGCTGATAAAGAATATAATGGTTCTGAAAAATTAAATGTTTGCCAAGTGTCATCCTCTGTATCAGCAACTTCTTTTATTTCACTTACTGCAAGTAAGTCACCTGCATCATCATCTGCATCATGTTCATATAATGCACATTGATAACTATGTGTATCTGAGATAGTATCAAAATAGAAGGTCATACTTTCAAGAGAGCCACTACCACCACATTCATACCATGAACCAACAGAATATACATAATGGGTGCCGCCAGTTTCATAATAAAGAGGACATGCTCCACTACCTGTGGTTGCCCTCCCAAACGTAGGGTCAAAAACATACGTACCAGCAGGAATGTTCTGCCTTCCAAATCGGAACCAGAACAAATCATCAGTAACACCCTTATTAAAATACATGCCCTCGTATTGTTTAAGGTCAGACCAGTTAAACATCATATTATAAACTTCTGTTTCATTAGCACTATAATTAAGCCATACCTCATAACCATCTTTTTCTACATAATCCAAAACAACAAGGTCACAAGCAAAAGTAAAACGAGCCTCATAAACATCAACTGGTGCTGTAAATGTTAGATTAATCTTCCAAAAACCACCTGTATCATTCCAGGTTTTATCAACAGTTAGATACTGGTTGCCCTCAGTCCATTCAGAATAGGAATATCTTTTATACTCCAAAATCCAATCTGTATGAGCATTAAACAAACTCTTGAAATGTGACCAGTTAACACTTTTAGTTTCCTTTATACCAAAACTATTAGGTGGTGCATACCAATAATCATAAGCAGGAACATCAACATGGTCACCTGGTATAAATGGTTCATCATCCAACTCAAGCAATGGAAGAACAAGACCACCAACGACAATTAAACCAATAACTGTCATTTTAGCAACCTTTTTAAAAATAGAAGGATATTTATATTTGACAATAACTATCCCTAAAAATAGCAATCCGATTAGGATAAAAAGAAAAAAGAATGGAGAAATCATTTCATATCTCCATTTTAACTATATGTCTGAATAGTCCAAGTTCCTTGGAGCGTATCACCAGAAGTCATATTAACAGTTATACTATCATCATAGACACACATACTGCTAAGACTAGTAGCGGCAGTAAACATACCAGCTTCAGTAATAGCCCATGTACCAGTAGCAGTAAAAGTACTTACACATTGATACTTAGCAGCAGATGGTTGACTAATAGTCCAATTAGTACCACTACTATTCTCATAAGACGAAAGCGAACTAAGTGTATTATCAGTTACAGCCTGCCCTGTTCCAGTTCCTATAGCCATAGAAACAGGATAAGGCATACTACCAGCATAGATACCCTCTATTACACAATCACGAAGTGTATCACATACACGATTAGGAGTAATACCCATATCTAAAAGATTACCATCACTGTCAAAATGCTTCCAACTAAAGTTGCCTTTTATGTTAAAACCGTCATTACTCATATCAACACTAACTCCTTATAATCAGGATTCTTCTCCAAACTTTCTATAAGATTTTTATGTAAAACATCATCACATTCAATCCTTTTCCCTGTTTTATTGTTTTTAAATATTCTCATAATTTATCACCTCAGAAAATAAAAAGAAAGGGAGAAAAAACTCCCAATCACGATTATGGGTTACTTATCCACCCTATAGCTTCAGGGTCTAAAACAGCAGAACCCCAATATTGCCATAACACAAGACGAGTTGAATCACTTATATTGATATAATCAGTTGAAAGAGTAGGTCTTTTACCCCATACTTCACCTAAAGCACGAGAGCTATCAATAACAACAGCCATAACAGCACCAGTACCACCAGTACATTTGTTTGCATTACAACACTCAATGACCTTCATACCAGCAATAGTATCAAGTTGTCCTTGGTCAGTAAATTTAACAGTTGGAAGATGTGATACATGATAACCACTACCATCCTTCATATATAAATACTGTGAAACCTCAGGATGCATAATAACAAAATCAGGTTTATAAGCATCACCTTGCATATGTTTCTGTACAGATACAATAGAATTATACAAATTATATGCAAAAGTACAACAGCTACCAACAATACCAGCATTCTGACAAGGAACAGCTGTCTCAATATCTACATTAACAGATGTTGCACCAGCATCAGTAGCAAGATTACTCCACAGTTCTTCATCACGACACTCAGCCATACGTTTAGACATCTCTTTAGCAATCATTTCCTTTACAGGACCAGTTGATTCCCAAAGTGAATAATGACAAAGCAAATCATAATCTCCCCATGCAGCAACTTTTATATTATATGTTTTCATAGTAGCAGAAGTAGCACTAAGTTCTGCACAAGCTTCACCAGCCCAATAAGATGTACAACTTGTAGTCCTTGCACTCATAGCTCGGACTTGAATCATATTACCGCCACCAGCAGTAAAATCATATTCCATAGCTGTAATTACACCAGATAACTGTCCATAACAGACAACACCATCAAGTATAAGGTCAGCATATACATCTTGCATAACCCAGTCATCAACAGTACTATGATGTGTAAGCTCAGTAAAATCCTTCATTTTTAAGCACCTCTTATCCGTTTCTTTCCACCAGCAACAACCCAGGCAATACGTTTTTCATATGCATTATTACCAGGATAACCAGATGCATCAAAAGCATCATAACTTATACCAGCTTCTTTAGCCATGTTACGCCTTACATTATTAGCAAACACTTCAAAAGTAGCTTTATCGTTCTCCTTTCCTAAAAACATATTGTTACCTAAATCTTCAGCTGGATGTGTCTCTCTAACCTCAGTAATCTTAGATTTTTCAGCTAACTCTGTCAAAACCTCTTCTCTTATAGATTGACGTAAATCTTCATCTTCTTTCTGTTTTTTAAGCTTCTCAGCATCCTCAGCTTTCTTTTTTTCTTCAGCAAGCTCTCTCTCAAGATTTGCTTTCTTCAAAGCATCAAGTTCAGCTTTAAGCTCATCAATTGTTTTATCAGCCAATTTATTTTCCTCCTTTATTTTTTTCAGCTTTAATTTTTTCTATTAAAATTTCTTTTTTTAAATCATCATAAAGATTTTGATTATTAACATAATCCTCAAAAAGTATCGTCACAGCCTGATTTTTGCCCATACCGATACCGCAACCATCCTGTGGACTACACGCACCACGTGTAACAATAGCAAGATGGTCGCCTTGAAGATTACGAGCAGTAAGCCTAAAATCATCATCAAAATCTTCTTCTACTTTATCAAGCCATACACCTATAGAAACCTCAGGTATAGTACCTGCCATAAGTCTACCTTGAATAAAACCAGCAGCAATAGCTGATTTTGGTGCAGAACCATTAATAAATGGTTTAGCAGTAATTTTTTTATTGGTTTTATCAAAAAAAACTTCTCTTATAAAACCAACTTCATCCTCTGTTTTATCAGAGTGGTCAAGATTAACTGGTTGATTTTCCCAGCTATGATAAGCTTTTTCAAGTTCTTCAGCTGGAAAATATATACCATTATATGTATTATCACCAACAAGTATAGTAGCACGGTCAAACCCTTTAAATTCATTTGGTTTATCTTTAAAAACCAATGGTTTAAACATTTTTGATGATAAATTCATATGTATCCTTTCTTTCTTCATATCACTCTCCTCATTTTTACCCTTTTTAGATTTCCTCCATATACTATAACAGATTGCAGCCGCTTGTTTAGGGTCATTAGTGTTTCCCTCATTTATAACATATGGCACACATCTACTTATAAAATCTTTTTGACTTTCATTTTTATTAGGAGTAGGTATAAAATCACCTACCACCTTTTATCTTAGGATGACGGCAATCAGGTGTACGATTTCTACCACGCCCACCAGATTTCCAACCACGTTGGCTACCGTCTTTTTGTCCTCTACCAGAGCCATCTCTAGCTCTAAATCTTCTCCTATTCATCTTTATCATCTATTCCATAATTTTTATCTTTACGTTTTTTCTCAAATTCTTCATCCATCTGTTTAACAAGTTTTTCAGCAACAGGATGATTTTTTTCATATTGATAACCAGGAACAAATATTGCTTCATCATTAGACATAATACCTTCAACATTAGGTATTTTACCTTCTTCTTTCATCTTCTTAGTATGTTCCTTTGAATCATGCCAAGCATTACAATACCAATCATCAGGGTTCTGATAATATTTCTCAATCTGTGGATAAATCTCATCTTTACGGTCAAGTAACTCTTTAATCATATACATAGCAATAGGCATATAAGCAGTATCACGATATATAATCCAAAGAAGAGCCATAGGAAACTCCATAACAATTTCTTTCTGATAATCCTCTTTGATTTTTTCAGCAGTACTCTGATTTATATTCCAAAGCGTTGATATAACAGGATTTCCACAGTATTCCAAATCTTCTTTAATACCATCAAGAGTAATCTTGTAATTCTTTTTAAGATGACGTTTGAGATACCACAGCATGACACGCATCTCAATTTTCATCTTATCAGCATTCATTATATCCAAAAAAATCACTCCTTCTTTTCTGGTTTCTCATAAATTTTTTTCAAATTAGTCTCACATGGTTCAATACCACATTTACGAAGACGATTCATACATACATGAGCAGAACGTATATATGACTCAGCAAGAATATCCTCTCTATGTGCTATCTGTCCTCTAATGCCTTTAAGAGAATTAGCTATTTCTTTTTCTTTAGTATCTAAAAGTTTTTTTACATCACGATTAGTAGCACTCTTAGTTATCATAAGACCACCAAGTGATGGAAAATTAATTTTAGTAATCCTTTTATTCTTAATATCATCAATTATCTTCCTAATTTCTTTAAGAGCATTATCATGCTGTGCCTCTTGATTATAAAAACCAATAAGTTCTTTAGTATTAGCAAGAAGCTCCTCTACAAATTTTCTTTCAACTACAGTAAATATTTTTTCCGACATCTTTCACACAATCCCCACATACAACTCCAATAATTTTTTCCTTCAACTCCACATCTTGACTTGCAAAACCTACAAATCATATTTTTTCAACAATTCCATTTCTTCCTTAGTCAACTGAACACTACCACCGAAATCATCAGATATTTCATATCCATAATCAGTAGTTGTAACCTCTGCACAACACTTTCTTCCACCACATAATACAACTTTCGTCATGTTCCCAATTCACCCCTCATTATTTTACAACATATTTCCTCAAGCGAAAACTTTTCGCCATCAATATAAATAACAGGATATTCCTCATCTAAAGGAGGTTCATCTAAAACACTATCATATTTTATGTTAAACTGTTTGAACATCTTATCAATACGACTACAAAGATGACAATCATTCATCTTACGCACAAATATTTTCATAAACTCTTAACCCATTTCTTCCAATTTTTATCAAATATTTTATTCAAATCCTTCATAGCCTGATTAATAGCAGGTCTAAGAAAAGGTCTATAACCACAATATTTACCAGGACCAAGCGGTGTCTGAGGACTTAAACCATACTCATTAAAAACAGCATAAGGAGCAATACGACTATCACACCAAATCTTCCATTTACCCTTACCCTGTTTAAGTTTAATAGACTCTCTAAGAGTACCAGTATCAACAGGAACACCCTTTTCTAAATCAAATTTAGCCTGCAAATAAGCATTAAGTGTTAAATCATCCATAGTTGTATAATAAAGGTCTTCCTGCCCTATTTTTTTACAAAGACGTTCAACCTCTTTCAAACCTTCAAATTTTACTTCAACACGTGCCACTATTCATCACACCATCTATACATACAATAAATACAACAATGACATTTACCAGTCAAATAAAGCTCAGTTTTACCACAACTAGGACAAGTATAATAATTCATTACTTTTTCCTCTTATCTTTCTTAACTTTTTTAAGTCTTTCAGCTTCTTTTAAACGTTTCTCCTGTTCAACAAGCTCACGTTCACCCAATCTTCTCATCTCATTAATCATTTTACGCTGAACATCATTCAAAGGATGAATAAGTATATTTTTAGCAGTAGGTTTCTTAGGTTCCTGTGGTTCATCATTAGGCTTAATAGTAGGTTTAACAACAGGCTCAGATTCAGGTTTCTCAATTTTTTTACTAACATCCAAATCAACAACACCCTCATTCAACACAGTTCTAGCCTCAGAAAGGTCAATAATACCAGCAGAAAAATTAGCAGTAGAACTATAAGTCCTATTCTTCAAAATATTAGCCTCAGAAAGCTCATCTACAAAAATAGGATTCCAATCAACAACATAATTCCATTTAAAACCATTTGACTCAAGAAGATTACTATAAATCTTTTCAAGAATAGGAGTAAAAATAACACTTTGAATATTAGAAATATCATCATAATAAGCAGAAACACCAACCTCAGTACCAGTAACATCACCAGGATGCTGACCAGTAAGAATGTGGGTAGGCATCTCAAAAGCAGCAGCTATATTAGTATAAAAATAATCATAAAAAGGTGAAGGGTCAATACGAGTAGGATTTTTAACATCAAGATTATAATCTTCATCATGAATATAATAAGAAGGATGTTTCTTAAATAATTTCACCATCTCTTTCTCCTGCTCAGGGTTCATATTATTCACAGTCATATCAAGAATACCATGACCGAACCAGTTAAGAATTTCACCAGATGAAACATCAGCGTTCATTTTAGATTTAAGAACATTTAACAAGACATCTACCTTTGAGATGCCAAACGGACTATGTGGAAGTTTGTCAATTGCAATAGAAATAACACGGTCAGGATGAATATAATCTTTATCACCCAAACCTTTTTTATAAACATAATAAAGAACACCATCTTTTTTACTAGGATGCTCTTTCATTTCAACTATATTTTCAGAGTTAATAGGAATAAGACCAAGAGGTTTACTACCTTTTTTAACAGGACTATCAAGCTTATTACTATTCGATTCAATGAACGTACGTTCAAGAAAACCAGTACCATAAATATTAGCACATACACCAGCAGTATAAAGCTTATAAGGAAGCTTAGTCCTATAATTAAAATCATCAATAAGCTTCAAAGCCTTCTTAGGAACCTTATCTTTCTGATTCTTAGCTTTAATAATAAACCAGTTACGAATAGTATCCTTATTCTTCTTCATAACAGCTTTCAAAGTCAAAGGCTCACGTAAAACAATTTTACGAAGAAGCTCAGGTTGAATAGTATCAACATGAAAACCACCACTTATAGCAGAATTTTGGTTTTTAACAGTTTGCTGTATCTTGCTTTTTTCCGCTGGTTCTTCTAAACCAGTAACATATTTCCTAAAATAATACCTAAGAGATGGCATCTACCAATTACCCCCAGTACAAAAAGTAGGTTTACGAAAAGGGTCAAAATTAGTGATACTATAACGCAAAGCATCACAATTACCACAAAAAATAACCCTTCCGTTCCTTCTAACACAAATATTTCCATTTGGAACAGTAACACAATATACCATTCCATTATATTTTTCTTTTTTAATTCTACTTTTAAATAATTGATGATAATTCGATTTATCAGAATAAACAACTACTCTCCAACATTTATGAATATTATTATCCAAATCCTCATCTCTTATCAAATATTTAGTTCCATTTTTATTGATTTTAATTAATAACTCCTGAAAATCATTAATTAAACCCTCAGATGTTGAATTATATGTAATTTGACCATCATCATTAACAGAACCATCACCATCAACCATACCAATAAAACAATCATATAGTTCTTCATGGTTAGCATTATTTAAAAAATCCCTAGGTATTCTCTTATCATAACAAATACCATCAGGTAAATTATCATAAAGATAATCTGAACGAATAGATAACCTGTAACAAATATTTTCTCTATCATATTTATTTTCTGAAATAGAACCACCATATATATCTTGAATATGTTTTATGAAATTCAAATTTGTATTATCAAAATGAATATATTTTCTATTTTTGCTAATTGATTTACATCCTTCAGCAAGATAAAAACCCAAAACATAAGGATTTACTATATATTCAGAGTTTTCTTTTGTTTCACATCCAGCTACCTTTGGCAACCAATATGATTCTATTTCTCCTTTTTCTATGTCAGAAATTTTTATTTTTATTGGTTTAAATTCTTTTAATTTTTTTGCATAATATTGTTCCATAACAAACATGTTGTGATTTTTAGTGACAGCAAAATCTATTTTACCATCATATTTATAGATATAATCATCATATTTTTTTTCAATATAATCAACTGGCTTTTGATATTCCAAAATACCATATTCATCCATAGTTACAACTTTCTCAGTTCTGTTTAAATCTTTAAATAATTTCCAACCATCATCTGTAAGAATTTCAGTTTTATCATCATAACAAGCATGGTCATCTTTCTTAACTGGCAACTCAGGGTCATTCTTACCGAGTCTACCCTTCTCATACCTATAACTCTCTAACTCTTTAATAAGATTCTTACAACTCTTATCAATATGAATAACATCATTCTTAAAAAACGATTTCAACTTAGAAACACCACTAAAAATATCATTATCAGCATTAACAACACGTATTTTTTTATTCTTCAAAGCCTCAGAAACACTAAGAGCAGCAGGGTCAATAAAAACATTACGAATACCATACCTACGATTAAAACCACTCATAAACTCTGCCTTCTCACTATCAACAAGACCAGACTCATAAAGCTCTTCCTTAACATACATATTATTATCCTCATCAACACCAATAATAAGAATACAAGCAGGATTACGAACACCATCATCAAAACCAGCTATATGATAACGACATTCATAGTTTTTAAAATCACCAACATGTTTATCAATATCAAAATCTTTATAAACCTGACCCTCAAAACTACCCCATTCACCATAAAGATAACGTCTTTTATAATCCTCATCATAACTATTTTCCATCATAGGAATGTAATCAGTAGGTAAATAAGTATTATCATAACTAGTAGTATGAACATAAGCATAAGACCTATCCTTGTTTTCAAAGAATTTCCTATAAACCCAGTTAGTTCTCCCCGCAGGATTACCAGCCATAACAGCACAACGGTGGCTAGTATGATTACCTCTAAGTCTTCCCTGTAACATAAGAAATACTTCCTCATCAATATCAACAGGTTCATCAATAGCAAAACCATCCAAATTCAAAGACTTATATTTACTAGGCTCATCACAACTACGGAACAATACCTCACTACCATTCCAAAACTTAAAAGTCATAGTATGAGAAAGAAACCGTTCAGTAATATTAAAATCAAGAATACCTTTTTCATCAGCAGAAAGCTTCTCACGAGCCTTATTAATAGCCATCTGATACTGGTCAATTTCTTCTAAAAATGTTCTGACCACTGTATCCCTGAGCATTGGTATAGTCTGAGAGCCAAAAAACCACAAACTACCTGGGTGTCTGATACACTCTCTAATAACGACATGAGACATAAGAAATGTTTTCCCTGCTCCATAAGCTCCACTGTAAAGGACATATTTTCTATTTTTTAATAAATTCAAAACCTGTTGCTGTTTAGGAAGAAACTTCCTAGGCTGAGGAATAACAATATTATTCATATTTAACGTAAATTAAGGAAATAACGAATAAGTTCCAACTCTTTATTAGTCTTCTCAAGAAGTCTTTCAACTTTATGGAACCTTTTGATTATTGACTCCAATTCATCATGCTTATTAATCCAACGAAGATTCATAGGATTGTGCTGGAACAACAGAAATTTATACATGAACCGTAAGAAAATGCTCCACTGGAGACAATAAAAATAGCACAGTAACCACCTGTTGCCCTATCAGCATCCTATTAACATATTAATTTATGAGTTAATACCCAACCACTACCCCGCTATAGCTTCGCTACGCCACTTTTTAACTCTATATATACAATATAATGGAATAAAAAAATAACAAATGTTATGTAAACTGTCTTTTTAACTTTAATTTATAGATTTCTTTGCGAATAATATTATATTCAGCTCCAAAATCAGTATGCCTTTTTTCAAAAAGATTAGTTGTACCAAGATTATGTTTTCTAAATGCTTCTCTACGTCTCTGTTCAAATTTTAAAAGCCTTACTTTCATTAATTTTACTTCATAAGCACATTTTTCACAAAACTTAGGATAACGCCCACGACCACAATACTGTATCATAACGCCACAAATTTGACATATCAAGACCTTTTTTCCCTGCTTTTCACCCATCTATCAAAGCACTCCTTACAAAACACATAACCAGCAGTAGTATAATACTTGAACTCTCCACGTTTCTCAATACATTTATTACAACCATCACAAAGCATTATTTAGCACCTAAATAGGAATAGGAACAACACTTTTTATATATCCATCATCAATAATAACCTTAATATAACCAAGAGGTAACGGTGGATAAAGTTTTCTTTCACCATAGTTACTAATATGTTTTTCATAGTTGGTTAAAAAACTACCACAACTACAATGATACTGTATTTTTTGTTCAATGTTACTGTTTTTTTTATTAAAATTTATTTTCATAGGAGCTATACTAATATTAACACCAAGTTTATGAGTATGACCAGCAGCTACAATATCAACATCAGAAAAATTATCAGCAAATTTTTTCAACTGATTATATGAATAACCATGACTTATACCACCACCAACACCATGTTCAGTTTGTAATAAAATAGATTTTTTACCAAAATTTAATCTAGTAATACAAACAGAATCAAGATATTTGATACCAAGATTACGACATATAAAAAGAAGCATATTATTAGAATATCTCGTTTTATATGAAAATTCATGATTGCCCTCATGCATACCAATTATTTTATCAGCAATTGGTTCTATATCGTTTTTAAATAATTCCCATTGGTCAGTAATCATATTCATTTTCATATTTTCTTGACCAATTTTTATATATTCTGCCATTTCTTCAGGGTTATATCTTTTAATATCTGGTGCTATAATGCTCTCTACAAAATCACCTAAACCAAGCATAAGAGCATGTTTATTATTTTTTATTTCGTCTATAACAGATAAAAACTTGCTTCTTTTACCTCTTGGATAATGTGTATCACCTAAGAGATAAATTTCCTTATGACCTTCAAGGTCAATGCTATTTATTTCCATTTGATTCTCTCCATATTCTATTATAAAAAGGATGACATTCCCTCCAGAATTTTCCATATTCCTTTCTTTCATCTATATGTTCAAGACGATACTTCCTATTACATTCCATTTTTTTATCTATATGTTCAAGATAATACTTCCTATTATATTCCCTCATTTCATCTATATGTTCAAGACGATACTTCCTATTATATTCCATTTTTTTATCTATATGTTCAAGATAATACTTCCTTCTACAAAATATACAGTAATAATATAATCCATCTTTTTCTCCTTTATTTTTATTAAAACAAATAGTAGGATAAATACATTCACATTTTGAACAGTATTTATAATCAGCTTCTTCAAACTTTTTCATAATCTATCACCTCACAACCCTATACTCATCAATATTCATTCAACCACCTATGCAACATTTTCATTTCCACCTCATCAATCAAACCCTCAGAAAACAAAACATTAACAAGATAACGCAACACATGCTTCATTCCTCAACACCTCCCTTTCCTCATCAATAAAAATACCTTTACTAACAACAACATTCTCAAACTCAGGAGTATCAACACCAATAAACTTACACATACAATCAACAGTATCAAAAGGATGCTCAACGAACTCCTCATAAGTATAATGAAACACATCATTAAAGTTTTTATGAAGAAATTTTACATAACCATAAAAATCAATCCAACTTTTCAAACCACCAACACAACTATCAGCAAACTCCTTAAAAGAAACATCATTCAACCGCATAACCTTCCTATACTCAGAAAAAAGACTAACAGCCCAATCAACAGGATTACGAGTAGAAACAATAATCTTAGCATCAGGAAACATTGTTTTAAGACGAGCAGCAACAGCAAAACGAGATTCAAAAGTATAATCAAAATGACATTTATAATTAAAAGGCAATACACTAAAAAAAGCATTAGTAAGAAGCACCTTACCATCATCAGGAATAGTAAGATTCTCCAAATAATATTTACTATTATGATTAGAAAGATGAATACGAACAGGCATAAACTTAACACCTGTTAACCTACTAAAAACCTGTTTATCCATAAAAGTAGTAGCAGTCTTATGCAAACCCACATGAATAAAAACCTCAGAACTCAACCTACCAACCCCAAATGCACACGACAACGAGTACACAACCCATTACCAACTACCTTATCAGCAAGACATATCTCACGATTACAACGCTTACAACGATAAACAATATCATTCTTTTTACGTCTTCTAGCCATCTTTCACAATCCACCAATCACCAACATGTTCACCAACACCAAGATTCAAAACAACATTCCTATCCTTACAAAAATCACGCAAAGCACGAACAACATCTTCCCATTTATAAGTATGACGCTTGCCCGCTAACAACCCACCTGCCTTAATTTTATCAAAATACAAATCACAAACCTCAAGAAACGTATCATAAACACCACAAAAATCCAACCATATAAAATCAAGATTATCTGGTATATCATCAATAGCATCCTTAGCAAATTTTTTGATAAAAACACAAGTATCACGATACTTTTCAATTTTCTTCATAGCAACAGGATAATATTTAACGAAACAATTCTCCATATGTAGAGAACGAGTATACCATTTTTCAAGAAACGGCTCAAAAGGGTCAACTAAATAAAGCCTTTTAATATTTAAAAACATATGAAAATGTTCAATAAGAACACCTTCACCAACACCAACAAGAAGACCAGTAAGAGGAACATCACATGAACTAGATAAAATATTAATCATCTTATTAATATACATTCCTATACCAACCCCGTCTCTTACACATCCTAACAATCCTCACCCATTCATCATAAACCATATCCCAGTCAATACAAGCATCACCACACATCCGAAACGGAAACATAGACTCACCCTTCTTAAGAGCCAATGTTTCAACCTTATCATAAAAACTCATCCTATTTCTCCTTAAACATCTCCAAATACTCAATAGTATCCTTAATCTCATCCAACAACGCAAAAAACTGCTCATCACTCAAATGCATCAAACTAATACTACCGTCATTCCTGCCTTTTTTGGGTTTAATACTATAGAGTTTCATTCTTTCACAACCACTAAAACATAATAATCAGAGGGATTAGAATATGGAGCTGGTAAATTACTAAATAAACGAGGTAAAGAATAATCCTTTTTTGTAATTGTTCTAATACTAACCCTAGTTCCAGGTGGAATACGAAATTCTTTTTTTGATTGAACTTTCTCAAAGTTCATAACACACCCCTCTCAACATCATCATCAGTTTTCTTATCCAAACCAATCTTCTGAGCAACCAGATGATTAAACTCATCCTGAGCCTTCCAAGCCTTATCAGCAGACTTACAATAACGAAAAACATGAACACCAAGGTCATCAACAAGCCCAAACAACTCATCAAAATCATCAGAAGGAACAATACCAAGACGGTCACACAACCAAAAATGAAAACGCTCACGCCTACTATAACCACCATGCTTATCAGCATACAACTCCTTCTTCTTTTTTTCCTCCTCAACTTTAGACATCTTCCAACTCCCTAAAAATCAACATAGTCAACAACGCCAAATCAGGACTAGGAATATCCCACTCCTTACAAAGACCAATAAACCAACTAGCAGCCTCAGCAGCATTAAAACGACTAACAGGTCGCTTCATACTAAGATTACCCTTCTTCATCTTCTCAATCCAAGCCAAATCACTATCATCCAAACGAGCAACAACCCTCTCAGTTTTACCATCATCCATATCATTCACCATCCAACTTAAAACTCGGAGCATAATTCAAAAGAAACATACTAAGCTCACGATTATAATACTTATTCAACAACTTACGATAACCATCCACAATACCATCATAACGCTCAACACTTATCTTATGCTTAAGATAAAACCTGCTATCAGACATACCACCATACCTCTCCTTAACCTCATCCCAACTAATACTAGGCTCACTAGCCAAATACAAATCATTCATACAAGATTCAAAAATCTTTAATGCTTTAGACTTACTAATATATACCATAAATTATCCCTCCTTCATCCTTTTTAAATCAGATTGTTTAATCTTAAAAACAACTTTGGCTTTTTTACCACTATGTAACCGCCAATATTCTCCATCAAAACTAGGAACCAAACCCATTTCCCATAAATTAATTATTGATTGAAAAGGATTTATATTTTTCTTATGTTTAATATATGCCCATTTATCAAGTTTGAAGAAACTAGATATATAACCCTCAACGGAAACCCAAACGGAATCCCAAACGGAAACCCCAACGTAACCCCTAACAGAACCCCTAACGGAACCACTAACGGAACTCCAAACGGAACCCCAAACGGAATCCCAAACGGAAACCCCAACGGAATCCCAAACGGAACACCCAACGGAACCTATAACGGAACCCATAACGGAACCCCCAACAGAACCCCAAACGGAATCCCATTCTTTTAAAATAAGTTTATGTTTAACCGATACCTTTCTAACCATCTTTATATCATTAAAAGGATGAACAATTTTTTTACCTTTCTTAACAATATTATAAAGCTGTTTTTCATAAAGTTTAAAAGCATCCCAACAACATTGTTCATGACTTGGACTAAACCAACGAGGACGTTCACTTTCATCAACCTTGAGAATCCATTTATCTGGGTTAATGTAATCATTGTTTTTTGGACTAATTTCTATACGAACAAACTTTTTACAATCATCATTATCGTTGTAACCTGCCATATCAATAAGTTCATGATGGCTATCAACTGCTAGTTTCCATGTAACCTTTTTTCTTTTAGATATTATACAACTAAATGCTTTACACAAAAATTATCCCTCCTTAAAAGGTGCATTATTCTTCTTCTGCCAACTACTAACATAATCACCAGATGGAAGTTTAACACGTTCAAGTTCTTCCTTAAGACAATTATCACACAAAGTCTGAACCCAAGGAAGATTATCACGATAAAAACTATGATAACCATCATTACCGTAATCATGGTTACGGACATCATCACCACAACGCTCACAAATAAAAAAACTATCAGATTCGGCTTTATGAATCAAATCATGAATTGCTTGCGGAGCCGCATCAACATAAAAACGAAGACCACCAAATTTTTCCTTCACCTGCACCACCTGAAAACCAGGCTGAATACCTTTCTTAACCACAAAATCCTCATAATCACTATCATAATGACGAGATTCATTAGACATAAACCAATCCTTTATACTACTACAAAGATTATAAATCAAATCAAACCAGCCATTTCCTGTTTCTATTCCAAAAATCATTAGACTTCTTTTAATATCATTTCTATTTTTAAAAAATTCTGGAAATGTATTAAATATTTTATCTTGCAGTTCTTTATCCATCCTTATCATCCTCCAAAATTAGAAACCACCAACACAAAAAGAACCAAAGTATTAAAAAAACTAATCCAAAAAGTAATATTAATCTTCAAATCAAGATACCTTAAATCATCCATACATCTCTACCTCTTTTGCAAACTTTTCCTAAAAGTCTACCCAAAACTAATACTCTTAACCTCCTTAGCAACACGCCTAGTCTTCTCAGCCTCAGACTCACGAACACTACCACCATGCAACATATTAGTAACAGTAGTATGGTCTTTCATCAACTGACTAAGAGTCCGCCTCATAGTACTACGCTTACTAGCATCCTTCTCACCATCAATATCATCCATCTGGTCATTAATCATCTTAACATAATTACCAATAACAACACTACCAAAATTATGATAATCATCATCACTAATCTGAGACACCAGCTTAAAATCCTTATAAATAGTCTGACGACTAGTACTCAAATCAGGATACTCCAAATCCAAAATACGCTTCAACTCAGCACGATTAGTAACACCACGCTTCAACACCAACTCCTTAATAACCTGCCTACGCCTAAGAGTCACATTACCATCAGGATGCTTAACCATCTCATCACCACAACCACAATAACCATAATACAATAAACACTTTTAAATGTTTTGAAAGACCAAAAAAAAAATCAAAAATGGTGCATAGGTGTTTACAAAAACGGTTTAGTCGTTCCGCTAAAAAGTCTATGTACAACAGCTATGATTTTTATATACCCCTGGTATTTCTGACGGAACGACTAACGCTCTTCGAGACAGTGTACAAAAATGTACATTCTAAAAAATCGGCACACGTTATACTCTCCTCACTTTTTTGGTTTTTATTCAAAGTCACGATAAAAAAAAGGCTAAAAGAGTATAACGTCAAATGTATACAAAAATATATATATTTGTATATCTTTAGCTATTAACAGTAACCTCTATTTCCACTGGAAAATACCTATGATTTACAAAATCAAAATTATAAACCCCCAGCCATGCTACATGCTCGTATGCTACACTTTGACGTGGTGGGGTGTGTCATGATGTGTTATTATTGTAACAATGGCGACCTTGCTAGACATTATCATACATGTTATTATAGTAACAGAGCATGCTAGATATTATCATTCTATATCTGTTGTGGGAATAACGTGGGCATTGATAACAATTAACATGGACAGTGGCACGTTTATTTCAATTCGTGTTACTTCTATTGTTATTGGATTTTTTCCAATAGTTATTGGTATTACTTGTTAATATTCCAATATCCCTCCGAGAGAAACTTATCCTTTATATAATTTGCGATAGCTTTATAAGCGAACTCTGCATATTATAAATAAAGAGAAGTGATAAAATGGAAAATGTGAAAAACGAAATTGAAAAGAAGCTGGTCGGGTTGGCTATGGTTGAAAAGAAATACCCTATAGAGAAAGAGGTCTTCGCTAATTATTGCGATAGTCAGATTAAATCTATAACTGTTGCAATAAATAAGAAGCTTAATGGCTCTGATGTTGAGGACTTATATTTTATTGAGCATGCAGTAAAGCTCTTAATGTTCTTTCTTGAACATAAGATAAGGGAGGATTAAAAGATGCAAGCGAAAAA